GTCCACGCTTCAAGCAGCCGGCGAATCCGTACCGAAATCGGTAATTCGCCCACTTTCTGCGCCTCGACCTGCCGATACAGTCCCGTACTTAACCACACCCCTAAAAGCTTCTTTCCGTCATCCATACCTGTCACTCCCTTTTTGTCTTAAGACACCTCGCCGAAAAACCCAATAATCACACAGTCTTACTGTCTTCCTATAAACATAACACTTACACGTCCCTATATACTATATACAGACATATAATTTACAAATAAAACACCTCCAATGTGCGCTTTTTGTCTTAGGGTCATGCTGTGACATGCCTATAACGGTCTCCCATAAGGACTTACGGGTTTTTGGCGACCTAAGACAGACCTAAGACAGCCTAAGACACCTAAGACAAAAAACAGCGATTTGTTACTTTTGGTAACACCGGTGGAGTGCTAAAGTATAAGTCGTGTATTCTCTAAGAATAAAAGCTTTAGGTTGCTGGCGTGCGAGGTGCTTCGGGGCCAGGTCGGGAATCGGCGAGCGGTGCGGCTGTACTGGCGAGGTGACAGCTGTTCAGTGTGCGTGCCAAAGCGAAAGCCCGGCCGGCCAGTACTCTCACGTCAAATCCCTAAGGAAAATGGCAGAGTCTGATAATGTGGGTTATGTTAACCTGTAAGTCGTTGATAATAGAGAGGTAAGACGGACGCAAGCACATCGTATGCCAACTACTCAGGGCGCAGGGCTCAGGGATCAGCTTCGCGCTTCACGCTTCGCGCTCGACCTCGACCTCGACCTCGATTCCGCCTGCCGCTCGATCACGCGAATCAGCCTGGATCCGATCGGAACGCCAACATCGAGCCCCCCCGAAAGCTGCAATCCTGCACAGAGACCGGGATCGGATTCTGCGGAAAAAATCAAAAATTTCGGAGTAGGATGTGGGGCATGTCGAGGTATCAGCCGGTGTTGGTGCGCCATGCGGTGAAATTACAGAAGCGGCGGCAGGCCCACACGCATAAGCGCCCGGAGGAAACGACGGCGCAGCGGTTGATGCGGCAGGCGCAAATGGCGGGGATGCGGGCGCGGCCGCGAAAAAAAGCGGGGCCGCGGGTGGTGACGGCGGAATTGATTGAGCGAGAGATTGCGCGGATTGCGTTATTCGATCCGATCGGGATTTTCGAGCCGGGGACGTTCACGTTGCGGCAGGTGGCGGCGATGCCGCCGGACGTGCGAGCGTGCATTGCGAGCGTGAAGGTACGGACGGAGAATCTCGCGAGTGGGGACGGGGTGCAGGACGCGACGGTGGAGATCAAGTTTTGGGATAAGTTGAAGGCGTTGGAGTTGTGCGCGAAGCACTTTGGGTACGTGACGAATAAGACGACGGTGGTATTGGCGAGGGATTTGCGGGCGTTGTTGGCGGAGGGGCGGGCGCGGAATGCGGCGCGGCTGGGGGCGGCGCCGAAGGAACTCGGGCCGGTGAGTGAGGGGCAGGTGGTGGAAGCGTCGGCGGCGCTGGATGTGGCGCAGGAGGACGAGGAGGGCGCCGATGTCTGAGCACGGCCTGGCGACGGTGGCCGAGGTCGAGTATGACCTGGCGCGCGAGATGGTGGCGTGCTACGCGGACCCGTTGCGGTTCGTGGTCGGGTGTTACCCGTGGCCCGTGCACGGGATTGCCGGCCCGGATGCGTGGCAAGCGCAGGTCTTGACGGAGATCGGGGCGGCGGTGGCGGCGCGCGGGTTCAATGGGGTGGACCCAGTAGCGCCGATTCGCGAAGCGATTTCGTCCGGGCACGGGATTGGGAAGTCGGCGCTGTTTGCGTGGCTGGTCGACTGGATCATGTCGACGCGGCCGGACTGCCGCGGGACGGTGACGGCCGGCACGAATCAGCAGTTGGAAAACAAGACGTGGGCGGCGATTCGGGAATGGACGAGTTTGTGTCTGACGGGCCACTGGTTCGTGATCAACTCGGTGATCATGTACCGTCTCGGGCATCGGGCGACGTGGTTTTGTGCGCCGCAGTCGAGCGCGGAAGAAAACTCGGAAGCGTTCGCCGGCCAGCACGCGAAAGATTCGACGAGTTTCTATCTGATGGACGAAGCGAGCGCCGTGCCGTCGAAGATTCACGAGGTCGCCGAAGGCGGATTGACCGACGGCGAACCGATGTTCATCATGGCGGGGAATCCGACGCGATCGGAGGGCGCGTTTCACGACGCCGTGTTTGGCAGTCGGCGCGACCGATGGACCACGCACATCATTGACAGCCGCGATTGCACGTTTCACAACAAAGCGCTGATCGCCGAATGGCTGGAAGACTACGGCGAGGACTCGGATTTCTTTCGGGTGCGCGTGCGGGGCCTGCCGCCGAGCGCGAGCCAGCTCCAGTACATCGACACGACGCGGATTACCGACGCGCAACGCCGCATCGTCTCGCCGCTCGACGATGAGCCGCTGATTGCGGGCGTGGACGTGTCGGGCGGCGGCGCGGCGTGGACCGTGTGTCGGTTCCGGCGCGGGCCGGATGCCCGCACGGTGCTGCCGATGCGGTTGACTGGGCAGGAGAGCCGCGATCGGAACCTCGTGATTGCGAAACTCGCGGAGATCCTGAACGACGCGCACCCCAGTCGGCGCGTGGAGGCGATGTTTGTCGATGCGGCGTTCGGATCACCGATTGTCGAGCGGTTGCGCGTGCTGGGGTTCAAACAGGTGCACGAAGTGAATTTCGGGGCGACGGCCCCCGACCACCATGACGCGAATCAGCGGTCGTATCAGTGGCGGAAGATGAAAGATTGGTTGCTGACCGGCGCGATTCCGACGAAAGATGTCCGGTTGGCGACGGATCTCGCCGCGCCAGGATTTCACCTGAATCGGCGCGAACAGTTGGTGATGGAAGCGAAGGATTCGATGGTGGCGCGCGGCGCGGCGAGCCCGGACGATGGCGATGCGCTCAGTTTGACGTTTGCGCGGGCGGTGAATACCCAGACGCGGCCAGGGCGGGTGCTCTGGATGCCCCAACCCGCGAATTGGGCCTCGTAACGCAGAAAAAGGTGTAGACTGCGACTCATGGAGACCCTCACCCAGTTTTCCTGTCCCCTCTGCTTGTGCACCCAGACGCCGATTGCCCAGATTCGTGACGTGGTGATCTGCGGGCGGTGTGGGGCGAGCGTGGTCGTCACCTTCGATGGGGCGTTGACGAAACGGGCGCATCGCACGGATATCGAGGACTTCAGCGACGACGAGCTGATGACGTTGCGCGCCGCCCGCGCCGGGATTGCACGTCCCGCGAGGCGCCCGCGATGAACGGGGCGACCGCGAAGGCGATTCGCCGAGATGTGCGCCGCGCCGTCGGGGCGAATGCGATCGGCGTGATCGAGGCCAGCCGGCAGCAAATTCACCATCAGATTCTGCCGAATCTGAATGCGCTGCACACCCGTCTCGAGCACGTGGATGATCGGCTCCACGCACTCGAAGCGCGAGCACGGTGCGCGGACCAGGCGCTGATCCGTTGTGGCCGGAGTCAGCCGCCGACGTGGCGGGGTGTGCTGGCGTGGTGGATGGGCGCATGACGCCTCGTGTGCGGATCAGTGCGGACGACCGTGCACTGCTCACGCTGGCGAAAGCGCGGTTCAAACAAGAAGAAGACGCCACCGAAAAGACCCGGCAACGCGAAGCCGCCGACGTCGGCTTCTACGCCGGCGATCAGTGGGATGCCGACACCGCGGCGGCGCGTCAGATGCAATCCGCACGGTTCGGCGTGCCGCCCGTCCCCGCTCGTCCCTGCCTGACCATCAACAAAGTCAAAGAACCTGTGCGGCAAGTGCTCAATCAAGAGCGCGAGTCGAATATCGGCATCGAACTGATCGCCGCCGATGATTTTGAAGACGTGGGCGCGCCGACGGACGATACCGAAATTCGCGTCCGCGAAGGACTGATGCGACGGATTCAGCGTGCGGCCGAAGCCGCCGATGCCCGAACCTGGGCGTTCAGTCGTGCCGTGATTGCCGGCCGCGGGTTCTACGCCATCATGACCCGGTACCTTCCCGGCAAATCGTGGTACCAGGAGCCGTACGTCCATCGGATTTTCAATCAGTCGAGCGTCTCGCTGGATCCGGCGCAT